TATTCACGTCGTCGACGCTGCCATCGAGCAGCTTGATCAGGTCGTCCATGTGGTCTCTCCTTCGGGCTCACCGAAGCGTCGCGCTCGACGGCGCTTCGAAGAGCCGGGCCAGCGGCTACGCTGGCCCGGTGAGGTTGGGGGAGGATCAGGCGTTCGCGGCGACCTTGATGATCTTCATCGAGTCGGGGTTCTTGACCCCGCCGCCGACGCGCTTCGTGCAGTAGAAGCAGATGTACGGCTTGTTGGTGTAGGGGTCGCGCAGCACGCGGAAGCCGATCCGGTCGATGACCAGATAGGTCTCGCGCATGTCGCCGAACGCCATCGCCAGCGCGTTCGCCGCGACCGTCGGCATGTCGGGCATGTCGACCACCGGATAACCGGCGAGCGTCGAGGGCTGCCCCGCGACGAAGGTCGGCTGCCAGATGTAGTTGCCCTGCCCGTCCTTCAGCTTGCGGATGGCGCCGAGGCTCGTCCGGTTCGTGTAGAACTTGGCGTTGGGCGTGTAGACCGCCGGCAGCTTGTAAACCGCGTCGACTACCCCGTCGGTGGTGAATTTGTCGGCCGAGCCGCTGTTCACCACCTCGATCGCGCCCCACGGGTGACGATCTGCCGCCGTGCCGCCAGCGGCATAGTTGAGGAAGCCGTAGGGCTTGTTCGTGCCATCGCCGGCCACGAAGGCGATGCCCTCCTGGCGGCTGAACTCGGTCTCGATCTCACCGGTCAGCCAGTTCTCCAGATCGATCTCGGCGTCGTCGAGCACGTCCTGCGACGCCGCGGCGTTCGCGTAGAGCTGGCCCAGGCCGAACGGCAGCGCGGTGAACTGCGGCGTGGCGGTCGCGGGGCGCGACGCGGTCTCGCCAACCCAGCCGCTGCCGACCGCGCGATCGGTGAACAGCTTGGTAAAGCCCGCCTTGCTGATCGAGATGACGGTCGATTCCTGGCGCATCGGGGTGATGAGCTTCAGGCGACCGGAGATCGTGCGATCCCATTCGATCGGCGTGAGCAGGCCACCGTCCGCGGGCGCGCCCTCGGACATGGCAGCGCGCACGCCCTGCTTCTGCGCGAGCGCGAGCTTGCGCGCGTCCTCCGCGTTGTCGGTGCGCATGAACGACGCGAACGCGTTGGTGTAGTCGGGATCGGACGGCGCGGGCTTCGCGCCCGCGTTCATCTGCGAACCGGCGGCCTTCAGGGCGGCATCGTTCAGCGCCGTCTCCAGCGTGTTGAGCGTGCCGTTGATCTGGCGCAGCTTCTCCTGGACGTCGGCGTCGTCCGCCTTGGCACCGACCGCCGCATCGTTGGTGCTCTTGAATTCGTTGAAGGCGGTCTGCAGGGCCGCGATCATCGCCTTGGGATCACCCGACGCATCGGCTCGGACGGTTGCGCCGACGATGGCGCGAGGGAACGCGCGCAGTTCGCCCCCGACGCTGACCGTCTGGGTGACCTCAATGGTCGGCGCGGTGAGCGTCAGCGCGGGCTTGGCGGGACGGGAAAGCGCGCGCAGCGGATGCGCGAGGATGGTCGCCACCGCGGCGAGCGCGGAGCGGTCGATCTTCTTCATGGTGGTGCCTTTCTACTTGCGGAAGTCGTCGAGCAGCGCCTGCATGGCGGTGATCAGCTCGGGGTCGTTGCCGCCAGCGCCTGGCGTGTCGGCATTTTCAGGAGCAGCGCCGGGCGTGCCCTTGATCTCGTTGATGTGCGCGCGCGCCTGGGCGCGGGTCGCGCCGCCGGCGACGAGCGCGAGCTCCATCGCGCGCACCTTGTTGACGCTGCGGTCGTTCGCCTTCGCGTCGCCGTCGATCTTGGTCTTGTCGGCGGCGAGCAGTTCGTCGGCGAAGCCGCGCTCGATCGCGACGGATCCAGACATGTACGTCTCTTCATCCATCCACTTCGCGCATTCCGCCGCGGTCTTGCCGGTCCGCTGCGCGTAAACGTCCGCCATCGCCTGGTCGAAGGGGGCGAGGAACGCCGCGACCTCCGCCATGTCATGCCGGTTTCCGACCGCGCCGACCCAGCAGTTGTGGATCATGATGAAGCTGGCGGCCCCGATCTCGACCGTGTCGCCGGCCATCGCGATCACCGACGCGGCGGACGCCGCCATTCCCATCACCTTGATCGTGACGGCTTGCGGGTGCTCGCGCAGCACGTTGTAGATCGCCAGCCCCTCGAACATGTCGCCGCCGGGACTGTTGATCTGCACCTCGACAGGCCGGTCGCCGATCGCGCGCAGCTGCGCGGTGACCTTCTTCGCGGTGACGCCGCCGCCGGTCCACCAGTCCTCGCCGATTATGTCGAACATGGTGATGACGTTGTCGCCGGCCTCGACCGCGGCAGGACGCACGCCCGCCGCCTCGGCGTTCCAGCGATCGAGGACCGGAGCGGGGGTGAACGCCGCGACGCCACGCTCCGCCGGGATCGGCAGTGCGCCGGGTCGCTGCCGGGCTTGCACGCGACCAACGATGCCGCGCGGGCGCGGTGCCTGCGACGGTGTCGGCTTCGCGCCGGGCGCAGGGCGATCGGCGATGGTCTTCACGGCACCGGGCTTGCCGGCGGGTGCGGGCTTGTCACTCATCGACAGGTTCCTTCGGAGCGGTCGCGGGTTTGGTGGCGGCGGGTTTCGGCAGCTCGTTGCCGTCCTCGCGCGGATCCAGCTCGAAGGAGCCGCGCACTTCGTTCGGCACCATCCAGGCGCCGTTGTTGCCGAGCGCCTTCGAGTAGAAATCAGCCTGATCCTTCAGCGAGCCGCGCAGCAGCGCGCCCTCGTTGATCTTGACGTACAGTTCCTCGGCATCCTGTTCGGCGACCGTGAAGCACGACCGCTCGACCGCCTGCTCCCACGCGACGAACCAGCCGAGCAGGCAATAGGTGACGAAGTACAGGCCGAGCTGCTCGATCCCACTGCCCCACGCCGTCTCGTCCATCATCAGCAACGGCCGCGGCACGTCGGTGAAGCGGGCGACTTCCTCGACCTGACGCTTGCGCATGGCGTCGGTTTCGGCGTCCTTCGCTGTCGTGAACGCGTTTGCCTTCGCGCCATCCTCCAGCAACAGGAAGGATCCCGCGTTGTCGGTGCCGGAATGGTCCTCGTTGAGGCTGGCGCGGAGACGATTGAACGCCTCATCGTCCAACTGCTGCCCTTGTGGCAGCTCGATCGCGCCACCGGCCATGACACCGCGGTCGAGCATCTTGGCGAGCGCGCGCTCCGCCGCGGACGCGAGACCAAGCGTCTCCACCGCGACGTCGAGCAGCGAGACACCCTTCAAGCCGTCGACGCTCATCGGGTGGCGGAAGTGGAACACGTCCTTCGCCGCGAACACCTGCGGGTTGCCGCTGGCGGGCTGATACTTGAACGACAGCTCGCCAGCGTCGGTGATCTCGGGCGTGATTGTGCGCCGCTTGAACGGCAGCAGCGCCAGCACCGCCGGCTTCCCCTTCTTCACGCCCCAGACGATTCGCGCGTAGGCGTTGCCATCGAGCAGCGCCGCCAGCTGCATGTGGGTGCGAAACTCCAACGCGGTCTGGTACGCGTTCGGTCGCTTCAGCAGAATGCGGTAGAGCGGATGATCCTTTGCCTTCTCCGTCTTCCCGTTCGCGTTTTTCCGGATCAGGTGCATCGGCAGCATGCCGATCGACGTCGAGATCAGCTTTGTCGCTCGGAAGAAGCTACTGTTCCGCAGCGCCATCTTCTCGTTGACGGTGACGCCCGCCGCCGATGCGCGCCCTCCGCCCAGGAACTCGCGCAGCACCGGGCTGTCGATATCCATCGCGCTGAACGCCTGCACCGGAACGGCCGGCGCGATGCGCTGCCCGGACGCGGACGAACGCCGGAATCCGGCACGCTGCCGGTAATCGTCAGGCGACATAGGCAATCGCCTCCTTACAGCCGTCGAACACCGCGGGTGGCGTAGACCAGCGTTCGTTTCTTTGTCGGCGTGGACATGATCACACCCACGGCCATACAGAGCGCGACCGCAGCATCGATCTTGTTCACGGCCCGCTCTTTCGCGAGCCAGTAATTGCCCCAACGATCATCTGCCGTGACCGCCGACATGATGGCGGAGACAAGAACCGGGTTGGCCAGCAGCCTGATCCGCTTCTCGAGGATCATCGCCTCCAGCGCCTTGACCGACGACGGCATCCACAGGCCCTCGGGGTCCTTGCCGCTTTCCTTCGCCGCAGCGATCATCGCGTCGGTCGGCTTGCCCTTCTTGGTGCCGCCCTGCGGATGCTCGACGGTTTCGATCTTGGTACCGAGGCGCACCAGCTCGGGTTCGAACGACACCTTGTAGGCGAACTTGTCGTAGCCAAGCGCGATCACGTCGAAGTCGCGCGCGTCCTCGTGCACCGCCTGGGCGACGTGCTCGTACGCGATCACCGCACCCTTCGGCGCCTGCAGGTGGCCGCCCTGAACCCACACATCGTAAGGCTGCTTGTCCGTCAGCGCGCGCGCCGCGAGCGTGTCGCCCGGCGTCCACGCCTCGATCCATGCATCGTAGGTGGGCTTGCTGACCTTCGTCACACGCCCGTTCTGCTCGATCTCGATATCGATCGTGCCCGTCTCGACGATCGTCGCCTTGGCGGTGATGTCACGGGTCTGCGACAAATCGAGCCCCAAGCCGACGCGCTTGCCGTGGTGTTCGACCGGATCGAACTGGGCGAGGCAGGGCTCCAGCGCTTCCCGCGACATCCACGCTGCCTCGGCATCGGTCCAGACGCAGAAGTGCAGGCGCAGAATGCCGTTCAGCTTCCCGGGCATGGCCTTCGCCTGGGCGACGACCCCGGCGAGATACTCCTCGGTGATCGTGACGCCGAGTAGCGGGTTCGCCTTCGGCCAGCAGCTCGGGTCGTTCAGCGGATCGTCGCCCTTGTCGAGCGAACAGACGAACGCGAACGTGGTGTCGTCGACGATCTCGCCCAGGTAGATTGCGTCGTCGTCCTTCGCGTCGGGATTGCCGGCCGCGCACCGGACCGCGTGCTCGTGCTCCTCCCAGCAGATCGAGTTGCGGTCGGAGCCGCTGTTGGTGATCATGAACAGCAAGGGCTGGCGGCGAAATTTGAACCCGCGCTCGAGCATCTCCATCACGCCGCGATCGGGGTGCTCGTGGACCTCGTCGCACAACGCGAAGTGCGGTCGCGGTCCCGACCCCGTCTTCTTGGTCTCGCGGCTGATCGGGCGGAAGAAGGAACCCGACTTCAGCACCGCCATGTTGTATTCGCGACCAGGACCGCCGCTCTTCTTGATCCGGGCGTCCAGCGTCGGCGACTTGTTGACCATGTTGACCGCGTCGCGGAACAGGATGCCCGCCTGATCCTTGGTCGCCCCCGCCGCGTAGATTTGCGCGCCGGGCTCGTCGTCAGCCATCATGCCATAGAGACCGATGCCGCCGGCGATCGGCGACTTGCCGTTGCCCTTCCCCTCCTCGATGTAGGCGCGCCTGAACCGGCGGGTGCCGTCCGCGCGCTTCCATCCGAAAATGCTGCCGACCTTGAACGCCTGGCTCTCGTGCAGGATGAGCGGCTTGCCCTCGAACTGTCCCTCGCTCAGTTTCAGCCGCGTCTCGAAGAAGCGGATCGCCCGGTCCGCGGCGACCTCATCGAAATACAGCCCGCGCTCCTCGCCGCGGTCGAGATCGTCGAGGTGTCGCCGACACGCGTTGCGAATATGCGGACCGGCGACGACCGACCCGTCCAGCACGCGCTCGGCGTAGGACAGCACGCGATCAGTGCGGACCGAAGAACTCATCTTCCTCGTCCTTGTCATCGTCCGGCATCGCGACCTTGCTGCGATCTGTCGGCGTCGCGCCCAGCTTGCTCAGCACCGACTGGTACATGGACAGCTTGGTGACGCCGGGGATCTCGCCCGCGAGCATTTCACCCCGCACGACAGATGCGATTTCCAGCAGCGCGGCGTCCGCGGCGGTGAGCCACGGCAATTCGGCCTTGAACCGCGCCCAAGCCCGCTTCGCGAACAGCGGTAGATGCGCGGGCGCACCACCAAGCGCATCTGTTTTCGGCTCCTTTCGGCTGGCGAAACGTGCCGGGTTCTTGATCTCGGCGCCGATCACCGCCGCCTTCATCGACGGTATGCGGGGCTTAGCCATCCGTACCCCTGAACTTTAAATTGTGGACGCGCGCACTTTGGGGCCGTCCGGTGTCCAGTCGGGCAGGCTCGCTGACTTTCGACCGGGGGGTGGGTTGCGATATCGCTTGCTTGCGTACTGGATCGTTTCAATAACGGAGCCAGCAAGTTCAACCTCCGGAGATGCCACTTATGGAATTCCAGCTTGGTGACGTTGTCCGTCTGAAATCAGGCGGACCTTTGATGACGGTAGCTCGAGTAGGAGACTACGACATCACGTGTCAGTGGTTCACTTCAGATGCCGCAGCGGCCTCTGTTATGGAGTCGTTCATTTCGGCCGTAATCGAAAAAGTTGAGTAGCGCGTAGCTTTCTTCTTGATACTGATGGTGGCTAGATCAGGTGATCGGCCACCCATCGGTGTCGGTGCCCACCACGGCCCGCGGCTCCGCCCGATCGAACTGCTTGGCCGTGACGATCGCGTCGTGACGATCGCAGAGGTTCTCGGTGTTCGCGTCGATTTCCTCGCCGCCATGCGCGAGCGGCACCTTGTGGTTCACGACGGTGGCCAGCGTGGTCAGGCCCTCGGCATTGCACATCTCGCACAAGCCGTCGGTACGTGCGAGGCGACGTGCGCGCATCTTCTGCCCGGCGCTGCCGCGGACACGTCGATCGGGCCCGCTGCGCGCCCAAGCCTTGCGCTCAGCCATCGCTGTAATTCCTACTCGATAGCACGAAGAGGTACGGCGTTCGGTCGCTTGCCGGTGGCATGCCCGCTGATCCCAGCCCGGATTACGCAAAGAGCGAGCGACCGCTTCGCACCCGCCGCCGTGGTCGGGTGTACATGACGCTGGGAGCGGATACGAAGAAGCCCGCCGGGGTCGGCGGGCTAAATAAAACGCAAGGGGCGGGTCCTGGACCACTAGACGACGGGGCCGTGGTAGCCCCGACCGGATTCGAACCGGCGTACCGCCCTTGGCGCGTCAGCGCATCGATTGCCGACGCGCGAAACCATTGAGGCGGTTCTTGCATATCCGATGCCCCCGCGCAAGCCTCAATCACGCCGCCAGCTCGTGATCCTCCAGCCGCTTCAGGATCCCGCCTCGTTCCTCGTTCGCTGCATCAAGCGCGTCGCGTGCGAGCTCGGCCGTGGCGAACACGTGGTCACTACCCCACGTACGCAACACGCTTTCACGCACCTGCGCCACGTGATCCTTTGCACCCCACAGCCGGTACCGTCGGTGCGGTGCGCATGCTCCCACCATGATCATGGACAAGCCGACCTCGGGCTCTACCCATATCTCCCGCACGCCTTTTACGTTGAGCATGCGATAGAACGTTTGCGCAAGTTGTCGCGCGCCAGCCAAAAACTCCTGCCGTACGGCCTCGCGGTGCCGGCCCGAGCGGGGCAGCACGCGACCGTCCTTCTCGCGCGACCCGAAACGCTCGATTGCGACTTCGCTGAACGCCTGGTCGTGCAGGACCGTCGCGCGCATGGTCGCTAACGTCGGGCCAAGAGCAGCTTCAATCCTGATCAGATGTCGCCGGGCTTGCAGCATGGATGGCGTGGCATTGGCGAGGTCAGAGAAAGCTGTGAGCCCGCCATCCCCGTTTCCTGCGCTGGCGAGGCAGCATCGCGTCAAC